CACGACGGCGTTGAACCGCATACCGTCACACTTGGTTTGGGCCAAGCACGGGAAGGCAATCTCGCCCGTACTCACGAGCATACACGGCCATGAGAGCTGGAGGTCCGGCCAGATCTTTTGGACCGTGGATTCGCTCACACCGCACCGCAGGTTCCGGCCAAGCACGCGCCGTAGGACTTCTGCATCATCCGCGCCAAGAGCCCCGAGGGCCATGGCCACAGCGCCACGTGCATTATCACCCCGGATCTTGCGACTCGCGAGGTCTCTCTCGATCATCTCAAGGGTCGCCTCGAGGTTGGTCGCATGACCGCCCAGCTTGGGATCCGGAACAGCCTTGATGTAAAAGTTGATGCTCGGGTCGAGAGCCAAGCGGAAGGCCAACTTGAGCAAGTGGTTCCCCTTATTTTCCTTCAGAATCTGCTCCTTCTCGAGCCGGCTGGCAGTCGCCTCGAGACGGTTAAGGATGGAGAGGACACTCATGTTTTCGAGTGATTGCTCTCGGAGTCACTAGACCCTCTTGTTCACACAACTTAAAACCTCGGGGTCCTTCTTGACCACGAAACGAAAATGGAGGACCAACTCGAAAACATTTCAAAAAAGATTTTTTCGATTCTTGGACCTGGGTACAGTGAACGCGTCTATCACAACGCGTTCGAAGTTGAGCTCCGCCTGCAAGGCCTGAGTTACGAGACGGAGAAGATACTCCCCGTGACGTACCAAGGGCATACAATCGGCAACCTTCGGGCAGATCTCGTTGTTGCAGGTCAAATCATAGTCGAACTCAAGTCTATAGGCCGTCTCAAGGATGAGTTCCGGACACAGGCCCGTAATTATATGAAGCTCACGGGTCTCAGGAGCGCCCTCCTTGTGAACTTTCCACTCACGGGGAATGTGATAGAGCTCGAGCGTCTAACGACGGATCCACCACTCGAGGCCCCTTTCCTTTGAGTGCGTTTTTTTCTCTGTGAATCTCAAGTATGAAAGAACAGTCTTGGTTTGATGCAGAAGAAGTCTTTCTTTCTAAAATTGAAAAGCAGTGCAACTCGTATACCAAGCACTATTCAGTAGAGTACACTTTCTATAATAAACTGTCATCCAAGTTCAATATTCCAATACTTATAGTGTCCGCCGTGAATGCCCTGACGGCCGTGGCCCTCAACTCATTCATACGTCAGGAATATGTGAGTGTGATGAACGCCATACTGTCTGCAGGGACCGGGGTCTTGGGATCAATCCAGCTGTACCTAAAACTGAATGAAAAGATGACGAAATCTCTGAGTGCATCTATTCTCATGAAGCGTCTGGCCCTCAAGATTTCCAAGGAGCTGAGTATAGATAGAGAGCAACGCGTGACGGATGGTCAGGCTTTTCTCCAAGAGTGTTTCGCTGAATTCAACACGGCACTCGAGCAAGGAAATCCTATAGAAAAGAATCTCCCGAACCACGTGACGGTCAACCCCGAAGACCCTAAAAATAAAGGGGGTGGTCTGGCGGGCTTTGTGGCGCGCATGGGGAGCCCGAGGGTGAAAAGTGACGAGAGTCTGCGCACGATGGGTACACGTGCGAAGATGCTCTGGGGAACTATTCAGACACAGACGCCATCGGAAGCTTCTGAAGACCTGAATGAGATTTATGTTTCTTCGAATGTTCATGCTTCTTGATGAGCATATTTCCACACATATCCGGCTGAAGACTTTATACGACCCTTAAGGCAAAAGCATATCCCAGATCTTTGACAGCCGAGTTCACTGGCGGCATCGGCAAGAGATCCGAATTCTTTTATAAAATTACCATCTTTGTCAAACTGGTGAATAGGTATAGCCTTTTTAGAGTCTTTTCCTTTTGGCATTTGCCAGCCTATTCGCGCCTCGGCCATCTTTTGTCGGGTTTCATCAGACTTCGGGACTCCTTTCATCGTTTCACTTGTTTTTTTACGAGACTCTTCGGAGATGATTCGACCTTTGAGAACATCGCTTAACTTTTGTCGAGTTTCTTCACTCATTTCCTTCCCAAAGTTTGGGTTGTTTTCACCTGACATGAGTTCCCTGAAGCGAGTCTTGCGTTCCTCGGTCCACTGAACTCCTGTGTGTCCCAGTCCTCCCGGGGCCGTGTTGTATGGAGGTTTCAAAAGAGAAATATAGTAAGGTTCCCTTTCATTCATCCAAGTCTTGGCCTCTTGTTTCGTCTGGAACTCCTTGATATCCACGTCTTCGATGGTGAACATATCCACTCCGTACTTTCTCATAGACCTGTAAAGACGGGAGTCAACGTCTCCCCGGTTCGCTTCGCACTTGTGATTCGTGAAACGCTGACTGAGAGTCTTGTAGGTCTGACCTATATAAAAGTTCCCGTTCTCGAGGTTGTCTATCCTGTAAATTCGTCCCGTGTATACCATTTAATAGGAGACAACATTTGTTTTTAAGCCTCGAGAAAAGTCAGACCTCCTCTTAATCTCAAAACGAGATGGATCGTCGAATCTTTCTGCACGTTAAAATCAGCAAGTGTCCTATCATCCTCAAGTTGCTTGCCCGCGAAAATCAAGCGTTGTTGGTCCGGAGGGATGCCTTCCTTGTCTTGGACCTTCGCCTTTACATTTGCAATCGTGTCACTCGACTCGACTTCAAGTGTAATCGTCTTGCCCGTGAGTGTCTTGACGAAGATCTGCATCCTTTTACTATTTACAAGGCGTCTAGATTTTTTAAGCGCCTATGTATGAAACGAGGTTTGAGAGACCGGGGTGTTGCAGCCCATGCGACGCGGGATACACGAGGGAGCTTGGAAATAAACTTTTCAGTTTCTCGCTTACGAGCATAGATTCTCTGAGTCTCCGTGAGTCGACGCACGTTCACGTTGGCCGGGAGTTTATTCATCAGAGACCATTTACTCGTCGTGGGATTCTCTGCTATGGCACGCAGAACTTGAGGCACGGTCACGCGGGGTTTCGGGGTCCTGAACCGGAACGTACGTGCGGTGGGCAAGTGCGTCTTCTTCAAGGTTCCGGGCCTCGGGTGCCGTCCTCCCGCTCGGACAGACGGGAAGGCGTGACGGAGCCTCCGGAGTCCTGTGGTCACTGGACCAACCTTCCCACCACCCGGAGAATTCACGGGCGTTCTGTTCTTCACGTAATCTGGAGGGGGCAAGCAAGACGACACGATGTAGACCCCCCGTCCCAGGGTCTCCATGATGTCTTCTAGGGACAGTCTATTTCCCTTGCGGATGGCGGTGTACACTTCACCCAATTCGGGAAGGCCCTCGTGTTTCAGATTCCATTCATCCTCAACCACGGGTCGACGCAGGGGGAGCCGACGGACATATCCAAAACTAGGAAAACGCTCGTCGCTGAAAGCGACGGACATGTTCGGGTACCGGTCCCCTTCGAAGTATGTGCGGGCCAGAACATTCCCGTGGTGGATCCCCGCCTGACCCGCCTTGCCCCGGAAGAAATTCTCAAGTTTTTGATTATTTCCAAAGTAACGAGCGGCTATTTTGCGCCCGGCCGAAATGTACATGCACTTTCCGGGTTCGGCGAGGAATATGACGACGCGTCCCCTCGGAACAATTTTGTAGACTGTATTTGTGAAATTTGCGAGAATACCGTGTCCCTCGACCCACTTGGCGCCATGGGCCCGCCATGTCCGTACGATCTTATCCTCGAGTTCCCCTGCAGTTTTCGTGCCCCGCGTCCAAGGTGGGCTCATGCTACTAATACATATTAAAATTATCTTGTATGAGGGGCACGGCACACTTGGTGAAACGTGCTGATATGGCCCGGAGCTCATCATTCACGTGGTCCCGAAGATTTCGGAACTGTACAATAACACCATCCACGTCTTGGGCCTGCATCAGGCTCTGAAACAAATCAATCGAGACGGCTTGCCACATCTCAAGGACCTGACGAATCTCCATCTTCTTCTGGGTCGCCTTTTCACGCTGCTGGAGTTTTGCTTTGAAAATGTCCTCGTTGATATCCTTGATCATGTACTTGACTCGGATGTCCCTATTATCATTTATACGATCCGTTCTGTACCTATTCAGGACCACATAATTCACGTGGTTCCACATACGATGAATATTCATAATTTCCTGATTTTTTGTCAACCGATACACTTCGCGCCACTCGGGAATACCGCCGCATGGTATGTCTCCGGGCTCTCTCACGAGCCCGCCATGAGCACGCATCCACTCGTAATAGTGTGGATTATGGACCCGGCCCGTCTCTATGGTCCCGCGGCGCCAGCTGAACGCCGTGTGACACTGTGTACAAAACATCTGGTCACACCCGTCAATCTTGAAGATGACCGAAGCGCACTTGGGGCACGGGCGCGAATCCTTGGACAAGAGTTGGGCCGTCGCCACGGAGTTGGGGTCGCACACGTGGTGAGCATTCTTGTCTAGGCCCTTGACCTCGTGGCAATCAGGACACGTCCAGTTTTCACACAGGCCACACTTCCACACGGGACTCAGGAACCCCTTGCAGCCACCATGCGGACACGCACGCACGAATTGACGTCTTTCGACCCCGACAGACCCATCGCGGTTATAGATGGATATGCAATATTCGTGAAAAGATGCCTCGCATTTCACCATGCCAATCTTCTTCTCAATATCGTACCACTGACGGAACTTTTCGATCCGGCCCTCAATTTCCGACGAGAGATTCGCCCGGACCGTCATTTCCGCCGGAGTGATGCGATTCAGCTCCAGCTGTTCCTTTTGAAACTCGGCCACCCGAGCCTGACACTCGGCAATAAGAGCACGGTAATGGCGAATCTTCTTTTCGACCTCCACGTATGGTTGGGTCGAGGGCATGAGGCTCCTCTCGCGCTCAAAGAGGAGGTCCTCTCGGCGCTTTTTAAGTTTTGTATTTACAAATTTCGCCGTAAATGCGTCGACTATAGTCGCGCGGCCCCACCCCTTGCGACAGGACATACAGTGAGGATCTTCGGCCGTTTCGAGAATGTACTTTTCTGTACACATCGAACATGCACCAAAGGGACAATAAGGACACTTTATGTTTCGTCGGGTCGAATTATTAAACGGTTCACAACATACATCGCACATATCCTACTTGGGTTCCTTTTCTTTTTCCCGAGGTCGACGGACTGTGGGTCTCTTCGGCGGGGGCACGTACGTCGGAGGGGGTCCGTAATCAGGTGGCTCGGGAAAGGGGGCATCATCAGGCTCGTCTGCCCAGCGTGGCGTCTTCACGGCGGGTTTCATAATTTATTCTAGGTCATCTTCTTTTTAACAGCCTTGATGACAGTCTTCTTGGGCGCCTTGATAGTCCCGGGCCAGCGCCGATCAATCTCGGCCTGGAGTTCCGCCGAGTGCTCCTTTTGCCAATCCCTCTTTGCTTGTATGCGCGCAATCGATTCTTCAGGGTACCCAATCTTCCTGTACTCGTCGAGTGGAATGCGGGATCCGTACTCGGCGACGAGTTTCACGAGGGCCTCGGGGTCGGGACGAAACCGCGCGTCAGCCTGCATGCGGGCCGGACTTGGGTGCGCATCGAACCACGCGCGGGAACGCTCGATATACGCCTCGCGAGCCGCCTCGGGCATGTGGCGCGCGACGAGCTCGTAATCGATAGTCGGGGTCCACTCGCGCTGGCGGAGGGGGCGGGGTGTGGGGCCTCGGAGGATCGCCTCCATTTTGCTACTTGGACAGACAAGAAACGCGAAACTTTAGGTGCGCACAGTACTCATATTTCACTCACTCTTCATCAAACTCACTCTCCATGTCCGACCCAC